TTTGATCTTCGATGCTGGGTGTATCGTCAAGAACTATAATCGCAGAGGCGACCTAGCGGAGATGTATCATATTCCTGGTAAAGATGTTCGTATTTATCGTAATGAAGATCGGACCATTCCGCAGTCCCCTGACCCGGCGTATGTGTGGGAAGATGGTGGAATTATTCGAGCAGAATTTACCAAGGATGAGTTGGTTTATATTATGCAGAATCCTCAGGCCAATGGCTATGGGATGAGTCCACTTGAAGTTGCCGCATACGTCATCACAGCGAGCATCTACGCGGACGAATACAACATCGACTATTTCAAGAATTCAAACGTTCCACCTGGTGTGTTCGATCTAGGTAAGGACGTTACTGAGGACCAGCGACAACTTTTCCAACAGCTTTGGGAGAACGAAGTCCGAGGGCGTGGTGGTCAACACCGGATGCTCTTCACTAGTGGCTCCGAGAATCCGAAGTTTATTCCCATCAGAACGCAATCCAATAGGGATATGCAGATGATGGAATACTTGAAATGGACGCTGGCTGTAAAAACAGCTTGCTACGGCCTGTCTGGGCAAGATATTGGATTCGTGGTTGACTATCATCGTTCAACTGGACAAACTCAGCGTGATATTTCCCAGGCGCGTGGGATTCGAACGATTCTACACTTACTGGAGCAATATTACAACACCGAAATCGTCCGCAAGGAATTCCCCTTCGATGATGTAAGGTTTAAATGGGCAGACCTAGACCTTACTGATGAAGAGAAAGAATCTAACGTTGATAAGGGCGACATGGAACATGGGGCGCTCTCCATCAACGAACGCCGCAAGAAGCTAGGTCTCAAGCCTGTGGAAGGTGGAGATACTTATACGATCTCGTCTATGCAGGTCATCCCGGTTACTACACTTATCCCTAATGAAGAAGGGCGCGAGGATATCGAGCAACAAGCAGCGGCAAATGAAGCCGCAGGGTCTCCGGGACAGTCAATGGAAGAGACTCCAAAACCTGGCACTCCTGCGGGGCGACAGGCTGTTCCAATCGGAAAACCAGAGACTCCTCCCGCCGTGTCTAAAGACCCCGCTGCTTCACCCAAAGAGGAATCGGCGGATGAGGCACCGGTTGAACCTGCAAACGTTAATGTTAAAGTGAATCGCCGCAAGCCTGTTGAGAAGCAATATGCTCTTATGCATGACGTGGTTAAGGAATTGCAAAATCGCGGGATTGAGGCTACAATTAAAATCGGATTCGAGGACGAGAAGTTTAAGAAAGAGAAGTAAGGCGTATGAAGTCTCGTCCGAAGAGCGTCAGGATTCTGTGCGATAATTGTGGCAACTTTATCGAAATCCCGACGGAAAAGTTGGCGCAACCGTCAAATTTCATCATTTACCAAGGTACGGCTTGCCCCAAATGCGGAAACGTGATAATCTTTGACAATCTAGCTCTCCGTATGGTGGTTCCACCCCGACCTATTAAGAAACACACCAAGAAATCGAGTAAGAAAAAGGGCTGGAAGATCGTCAATAAAGGGAAAACTAACATTGATGCGCCTAAATCTCGACGTACCCCAACCCCTCGCAAAGCTTCGTAAAATCTACAACGATAAAGCAACCTTCATAACCTCGACCAAGAGTTATCCTAATATCGAGGCGATTGAATTCTCAGGGGACTATCTCTCAGTAATGAAAAAGAGAATAGTCCCCATCAAAGTAGGTAAGAAGCTTGATCGTGTGATCTCCAAATATCGCTCCTGCCTTGTAAAAGTTTGGAAAAAGCGTCATGCTGAGATTGTAAAGTCATTCAAAGCTGAGATGCTATCCGAGCTAGCGAATGCGGTAGAGAAGGGGACTACTTTAGCTCAAGTACGCTCCGCTCCTGAACAGAGACGTACTGTTTTGTATATGCAGTATCTGAAAGAGCGACAGGATGAGCTTGTTACCCCAAAGATTGAAGCACTAAAGTCGGATCTCAAACGACTGGCTCCTATCGCTTTCACAGCGGCCTATATCCTTGGTAAGAATCGCGCTCAAGCGTTCACTAATCAAGAGGTCGATGACCAGTTGAGCGAAATCGATAAAGAGAATCTTTCCGCTAAATATGACTGGAACGACGAATACGTTGATAAACTTGGCGATGATTCTGAGCAGAATTACGAGGATATGTTAAACGGCGAGTATGCTAATGAGGCCGAGGTACTCGATGCTCTAGATGAGGTTCAGACCAAGGAAGCGGATCGATTGGGAATGTTCGCCGCTGCTGCTGGAAGCATCATGCTTGCGGCTGGGTTTGCCCAAGGAACCAGAGATACCCAGGAGATTGACCCTGACACCGGAGAGCCGACGGGTGAGCCGCAGATTGATCCGGATACTGGAATTCCCCTAGGGGACGTAGTTGATGGTGGTATTTGGCATACGTCTCATGACGATAGCGTATGTGATGGGTGCGAAGAGCAAGACGGTCAATGGATGACTACCGATGACTTTGAAGCTGAAGCTGGCAACAATGAATGTCTGACTAACTGCCGATGTATTGAATTATTTGAACCCGCTGAGCAGCCTCCAGACGAGGGTGCCACCGGAGATGGGGGAGACAATGAACAAAAGGTTACGAAAGTTGCTAAAGACGGTTCGAAAGATCATTCGAACGCTGAGAAAAAGACTCTCGCGGTTGATCTAAACGGTACTATCCTGGACAATCCATCCCCGACGAGCATTTCAAACTTCGGGGAACCTATTCCGGGCGCAAAGGAAGTATTATCGAGACTGAAATCCGAGGGTTACACTATTATCGTCCACTCGGTATGGGGAGATCGCCAGGAGATTGCGGATTACCTAAAGACCTACGAGATACCCTTCGACCATATCAATTACAATCCTCTCCAACCTGTCGGGACTAATGTAGGTAAGCCCTTGGCAAGCGCCTATATTGACAACAAGGGTCTATATTTTGATGGGAATTGGGAAGCTACCTATGCTGAACTCAAGCGCCGGGAGCTAGCGAAGTTTGCCAAGGCTGATACCCAACTTACGCGGGACATTGAGCGCTTCCGGGAGATTCATGGAGAGAAGTTTAGCGACAAATTCCTAACAGAGCAGGCGCAAAAAGCTGATAAACTCCGCGACACGCACCTAGATATTACAGATCAGATTGCTCGCGATCTACGCGAGCAATTTCCCAACGACGAAGTTACCTCCCGGACCAAAACTCGTTATAGTATGGTTGAGAAGCTAGGGCGCAAAGAGAAATATGATTCCGTTGATCAGATCAAGGACGTCTCAGCAGTTAGAATCGTAACTAATAAGCTTGACGACATTCTCGTTGACGGTGGCATCGTAGACCAGATTAAAAAGCTCTATGATGTGGTTGAACAGGAAAACTACCTAGATCACCCTAGGAACGGCTATCGCAGCTACCATCTTAATGTTAAGAATGCTGACGGATCTCTTAGCGAAATCCAAGTACGCACTAAGAATCAGGACGATTGGGCGATGTGGACCTACAACATTTTGTATAAACCTAAAGCAGCGTCTGTTCGGGATTATGTGAAGGAACATCAAACTGAGATCCAGAATTATGCTGAGGACGTCTCCGACGCGCTTTATGGGATAGACACAGGCAAGGGCGCTAAGATGCCCGATTGTCCTCCTGTTGTGTCTAATGAACAGATGTGCTTCTCGCCTCAGACCCTAGAACGTATGATGAAGGGCGATTGGAACGAGGACAAGCACCCGCGAGACGATAAAGGGCGCTTTGGTGAGAGCAGCGGATCAGAAGGTGAGCACGTCAAATTTGATCCCTCCCAATATTCTGCAGTTCATCTACCAGAGGGCAAGTCCAACGTTCATGAGCTAAATTCTGCTGAATGGTCGAAATATAAAGACGAGTTGATGACGGTCGAAGGACCTGGTGCGGTAGGCCGAGCAATTACATATCGAACCTTTAAGCTTAAGGAATTGGAAGATCAAAAGGTTCCGGTTCAGTATGTAGGTTATCAGGAAACTGGAATAAAGGAACTCCCCGGCTTCCATTTGGTGGATGAGCCGTCCGGATCTACAGTAGCCTATAATGAGGATCGTCATACGATTACAGGCCATGCTAAGCCCAATGGGAAAGTCCCGGATGAATTGATACATAAAGCTTGGTCCGAGGAATTACACCCTAGAGATGAAAGGGGTAGATTTGGTGAATCAGGTGCTGGCCGACCAGGAGTAACGATTTATCATGGCACAACGGAATCAAGGGTCAAAGGTATCCTCCGTAGTGGTCTGAAAGCTGGCAAGTACCACGTTTTTGACCAGGAAGCACAAGTGGGTCCAGGTGGAGAGGCAAAACTTAGATCGGGGAAAGTTTTTGTGACTAAAAATCAGAGCACCGCCGAGATGTATTCAGAGATGGCGGTGTTCCAGAGTGAAGAAAAAGATCCAATTCCTGTTGTCATTAAAGCCATAATTCCTACATCATATTTTAAGGAAAATGCACAGAAAGATTCCGAAGAAGAAGAAGGCTCGTATATGCTTGACCATGTGAAGCCCGAATGGATTAGTGCTGTGTACAAAGAGGAAAGTACGACAGTCTATATTCCTGCTACTCAAGCAGCCTACGAGAAGATCATGGGAGAAGTTTCGAAAGCGTGGACTGAGGATTTGCACCCTAGAGACGAACACGGTAGATTTGGTGAATCTGGTGGTCTATCGGGGACTACTCATTCGGAAACCTCTGCTTCCCCTTCCTCAACTGTGGTTATGTCGAAAGCAGGACGCGCTGCCGTAGATAAAGCTAGAGCAGACGTGGTTGCGCATGGTAAGAAAACCGGAAATGAGATGGCTATTATTATAAACAATGATACTGGAGATCAGCGACAGGCCAAAGGCGATAAAAATTCCGCCGATATCGGGAATATTCATAACGACATGAGGACTCGCGATTATGCACCAGACGGCTATACTTTGGTGCATAACCATCCGGGCGATGCATCCCTCAGCGCCCCAGACGTAGCTGTATTGTTTAATTTTCCTAATATCAATAGAGTAGAAGCTGTGGGGCATGATGGCACTCGCTATATTGCTGAGAGAACTCCGACTATGCAAACAAATATCACACGAAAAGACATAGAAAAAGAATGGAAGGAATTGCAAGGTGTTACTCAAGCTGTCTATCAAACTAAATATGATAGCGACCTGTTAAATCAACAGAGGTCTTTGAGAGATTATTTTACTGTGAAGGACCAAGTTTCGCACGATGTGTGGAAAGATCAGAGCCACGATATAGTTCAACAACTATCGGAGCGATTTGGATTTGCGTATTATAGGGAGAAATCCTAATGCCTGAATATATATTAGATGACAAAGATGTTAATACACCGCCTGATTATTCTAAAGGATCGGTTGCTAAATCCTTTGATGAAGCTCAGCACCCTAGAGATGAGTATGGAAAATTCGCTGATGCTAGCACCGACATCGGGCATGATACTCCAGAAACCCATATGATGCCGCCGCTGCACAGTTTTGATGAAGTTAAACAACATCTAAGCAGCGGAACCAAAGTGATTCTATCCGCTGAGAAGTCCACCCTAAGCCCATCAGAAAATCATGCGAGAAGCGTCGGCTTGAAACGGATTCTAAACAACTACTCCAGCGATGTTACTATGCAAGAGGGTCAATGGGGAGGCACCACCGAGCGCAGTTATGTAGCTACGGTAAAGCCTGAGGACTTACCCGCGATTAGCGATCTAGCCTTTAGTCCTAACGAGCTAAACCAAGAGGCGATGGTGGTGATCAAAGATGGAAACGCTGAGATGCATTACGCTGATGGTAGAAAGAGTACGGGCGTATTGCCAATCTATCCGACGCGGCTAAAGCGACTGACAATTATTCCAAAATCGGGAATACCAAATATCGCATCGAATTTAAAAATTGGGAAACTGGTCAACCTTTAGGATAATCAATGGGCAAAATACATACTCCTAGAACTGTTCTTCGTAAAGGGCGGGAAACTTGGGCTACCAAGAAAGACAAGAAAGAGACCCAACCCACTAAGCTAGAACGGACTAGCGCTACTACTTTCAATGTAACGCATGAGGACGGATCGATATTTGAATGCAAGATGGATCCTTCCAAGGTGCGGTTCAAGAAAGATAGTATGAAGGACGCTGGTGGTAGTACCAAAGTATTTTCGATGGGTAGTCCTTGCTCCACTTGTGGCTCTAAGTGGCATAGTGAGTGTGCTAAGACATGACACATGGTTGTAGCGTAACACAACTATGAGAGATACTGTACCTGGTGGAACCGTCTTCAACAAAGGTTAAAATATGGAAGAAATCACATCGGTAAACGCAGGTATGATCCTCAAGACCCTAGATGGTCAGCTAGTTAACAAGTATATCTTCAAATTGGAAGAGGCCAAGAAGATCCTCGCAGAATACTTGGTCAACATTGAAGATGTCTCCAAGCGCTTGAATAAGGTAGACTCCTCCACGATGCGCAAGGCGCTCGGAGAGGGAGACCTATTTGCTAAGAAGGAAGCCTTGGAATCCACCCTTTCTAAACTCAACGCTCACCAAAAAGCCTCGCTTGAGAGGCTAACTAGCAAATAAATGGCTGACGTTGAGCAATTCAGCTTTAAAAAGTTTGTCAAAGGCTTTGATCCTCTAAACGGCACTCTATGGGCAAAAACAGCCGCATATTCTATCCGACTTCTTATTGTTGTGGCGGTAGCTGCTGCTGGTTGGGGCTGGTGGGAAGGTCGAAAATCTAAACCCGCTGACATCAATTTGAACGATTCAGTAATCGAATTGACCGATCAGAATGGTGCTCACCACAAGCTCGTCATCAAGAATAAACAGATGGAATTTGATGGAAAGCTTGTTCGAGCTAAAGACATTCCTGGCCTACGACCCTACGGCATTGAGTTGCACCCAAAACTAGCGACGGGCATTACCTCCGCAGGACACCCCGCTGCTGGCGTTGCATTGGAAGTTGCACATTTTTATAATTTCAATCTAGACCTGTTGGCGATGGTGCCGTTTATTGGAGCCGGTGTCTCATACGATCTCCATTTTAACGGTCCAATTAAAATCGACAACACATCAGTCGGTATTGGGATTGGTGAAGATCTCGAATCTAAGACGCCCAGCGCGATTCTTTACATGGGTATTGAATTCTAAAAGGAGAATAAATACTGCAGATGTCAGACTTTAACTTATACCTTCCGATCGTTAAAATTGACAAAGAGAATCGAACGGTAGCTGGCTACGCCACTACCGAAGCTGTGGACAAGCAGGGCGAAATCGTCTCATATGATGCTAGCAAAGCCGCCTTCGCTGACTGGCAGACGATTGGCAATATTCGTGAGATGCACGAGCCTATCGCTGTTGGTAAAGCCATCGAAATTATCCCCGACGACGAGAAGAAAGCCGTGTATGTCAAGGCGATGATTAGCAAGGGCGCTGAGGATACTTGGCAGAAAGTCAAGGACGGGGTTCTTAAAGGTTTTAGTATTGGTGGAAATACGCTAGACAAGACAGTTCAAATCATTAAAGATGCGGATACGCACCAAGATCGTCAAATTACCCGCATCACTAAATATCGGCTTAATGAACTATCGTTAGTGGATAACCCGGCGAATCCCGAATCAACATTTACATTGGTGAAGAGGGCAGACGACGGACGATTATGCACTACAGATGTACTCGAAAGAGTAGCACAAATCGAGAAATCGACAACCGGAGGTGAAAGTAACGATATGGATGCAACTATCGCAAAGGAACTAACAGGCAAGATTGATTCATTGGTTGAGCAGATTGGTAAGTTGCTCAAACAATGGGAAGACACGAATCCCGTCGTCGGTGGCGCTAAGAAAGCCCCGAATGACAAAGCTACTGAGAAGGCGGATATGACTGCCCCCGCCGCAGGTGTTCAGACACAGGACCCGAAGGGTTCTTATCCTGCGAAAGGTCCGATTGCGGGTAGCGAGGATACCAAGGCTGAGGACGTTAACGCGACCGTTGGGAACGCTAAGGGCGATCCGAATGCTAAAGCTACTGAAAAGGGTGAGGCGACAGGCGATACCGAGAAGGTCGATATGACCAAGCCTGACACCGATCCAGAGACTCAAGATCCAAAGGGGTCTTACCCGGCTAAAGGTCCGGTCAAGGCCATGCCAGCCGCTCTAACTGCTGCGTTGAAAGATAAGGAAGACGCTGCGGATGGTGGCGCGGATGAAGATACCGAAGACGCACCGGTTAAGACTGCTAAATCAACCGAGGCTACTGATCTCCGCAAGGTGGTTGCGGAACTACAGGCTAAGGTCGAGAAGTTGGAGAAAGAGCCTCTACCGCGTAAATACGCTAAGGTCGAAAAATCCTATGCTGGGGAAGAGACTCCAGCCGTTGATGCTATTCAGAAGGATTACGACGAGGTTCATGCTTGGATTAAGGGTAATCCGGGGAAAGATCTCCCGGCTGAACTAGCTGCTAAGCGTGAGCGTGTTCTTAACAAGATGATTGACCGCAAATTCGGCGGCGACCTTCGTAAGTAATTGTAATCTAATAAGGAGGAACCAATAATGGCGTTGAACAATGCACCCGACAATCATTGGGTTGGTCCCCTGCGCGTCGATGGCGGATATGTTATGCCGTCCAACTACGCTACCGCAGAGGATCTTCCTTCTGATGCTCCCGAAGGGGCTGTCGCCTATGCACTCGACACTCACAAGCTGTATGTCAAGACGGATTCAGATTGGGTAGTGGTCGGATCGCAGAGCGCGTAAGCCTAAGTTTTTAAAATAGTAAAGTAATATCAAACAATGGGTTATAGACGACACCCAGAAAAAGCACGTCTAACGTAATACCTAAAAGGAGAAAACAACCTAAAAATGAACGCACAGTTAGTAGACCAAGCAATCCAGGATATTCAGAAAGCAATTTCCTCGGTTGATGTGTCAGGTCTGCTTCTGGTCCGTGAGGACCTCCAAGCGGAAATGGCGATCATGGCACCGACTGATACCCCTCTCCGTAACCGCCTGAATCGTATTCAGGGTAACGGTAAGGCTCACAGTTGGTACAAATTGGTCCCAACGTCCGCGTCTGAGGGTCTGTTCCTGGGTACTAACCCGGCTGCAGGTTTCTTTGACAAGGGTGGTCTTCCGACAGCGACGACTCCGAGCTATAAGTTCGTGAGCGCCCCATACACCTCGCTAGGTGATGTGGTTACTGTCAGTTTCTTCGACCAGATGGCAGGTGGCACTTACACCGACATTAAAAAGCACCAGATCAAAGTCAAGATGTTGAACGTGGCCTTGATGGAAGAGTGGGCGATTATCAACGGTGATTCAAGCGTTGGTTCTGGTCTACAATTCGATGGTCTAGTCAAGCAGATCACGACCAATGTTCCTGACTTGATGGGTGTGGGTCTTACCCTGAACGATCTTACTACGGCTGAGCGAACCATCGTCAATAAGGGTGGCAAGCCCCAGGCTGTAGTCGCGGGGTATCGTGAGGTTCAGAAGATTTCAGAGTTGGTCTTGAACTCGTTCTACCGACTCTTTCAAGCTGGTGCTGGTGGGATGGCTGATATCCCCGCCGGTATTAGCGTTACTCGCTGGACTTCACCGTTCGGTATCGTTGATATCGTTGGCTCGCGTTACCTTCCGCCAGCGATGGACGACACAGCTACCGTGTTGGTTATTGATGACAAGACGGTGCTAGAAGATGGTAACGCGATTCAGATGGTTGACTTGATGCCGTTGTCTTCAATCGACCTAGCGTTGCTGCAGTCCGCTTACCGAACGCTCGTTGCTGAGTTCACCGTTCTACAGTTGACCTCAGAAGCGTTCCAGGCTAAGCTCGTTAACGTTGGCGCGTAAGCGTACAACGTCCTGGAAGTATTCATAACATATCTGTGAGAGGGGGAGCCTTAACCGGCTCTCCCCTCGCGCAGTAATCAAAAACTAAGATCCCCGTTAGGGCAGCGGGACTAAAAGTGTCGGGATTTGTCTATATTACCCCATTCAAACGGCTTTATAACCAGGTCAAGGCTGACCTCGCCTAAGCGGAAGAAGCCCTACAAGGAGATCTCACCTAAAATGGCTATTGATCCAGTCGAGAATGTCGGAAAAAAGAATTTACCCGCGATCCCCTACGACAGGAATAATAGGCGACCAGCGGTTCTTATGCTTCCCCAGGTTTCCGGAGGGGAGATTGTTGGCTATCTACCTGCGGCGGGAACCGATATGGGAGACGGTACAGCAAAATTGCAGGTCGATACTGAGATTACAGTTGGTGGCGACTTAATTCTTGAAGGTATTGACATTGAGAAGTGGGGCGGTACGGCACAGACGGGCGCGGACTTAACACCACTATTCCAACATTTGAACGTGGATTTGTCTACGGTAGCTACACAAGCTACCCTTGCCACCCTTTTAACCCAATCGGATTTCGATTCTGTTGCCGCTACGTTAGCAACTGAGGCTACTGTCTCCACCCTAGCACTCGAATCGGGTGGTAATTTGGATGCGATCAAATCCGATCTAGACACGATTGCTGCGGTTGATTTCGCAACCGAAACTACTCTCGCCGGTCTTAAGACTGATTTCGAGGGTGTGGATTTTGCTACTCAAACTACACTTGCTACTTTGCTAACTCAGAGCGATTTTGATTCCATAGCAGCGACTCTTGCGACGGAAGCTACAATAGCTACTCTCGCTGTAGAAACTGGCGGCAACTTAGATGCTATCAAAGCCGATCTCGATGAGATTGCTATAGATACCGATAATCTTGATGCGGCTCTATCAACATTGGCTACTGAGTCAACACTTGCCAATATTCAAGCGGATATAGAGAGTTCTCAAGATACGAGCAACAACCTGAAGGTACAAGAAGCTCAGTTGGCTACAGCAGCAACGGCGGCTGTGTCAGTTGATGATTCGACGGCTCCTGCTACGTTGATTCTTGCGGCAAACCCTGACCGAAAAGAAT